CGACTCAGCAACACCTTATCTTAAAAGGTACCGACTTGGGTAAGACCAAGCCGTAATCATAGATTTCTCTTAAGACTAGGTATTACCTATTGATCCTACTAGGGCGAAGCGAACTTGCCCGTTGCGGATCCTCCCACACTGGGAGACCCCGGCCGATCCGGGGATTTGGTTGAGGGGTTAGTGAACCCTCGAAAATGCAATATGTAACTCACGACCATATACATCCTTTTTCTTTTATTTTCTACTCACATGTGCGCAATTAGTAGGAATCATCTGCCGCTGGCACATTGAATAAATACAACGTGGGAACACAAATGAAGTAGATGGGATCAAAATCAACCCCCCCTGCCATATAAATGGTAAGCATAGGCCACCCATCATCCTGTGTTGTTGTGGTCATCCCTGTTCGCACCGTAGCTACAACCTTGATACTCTCCTGCTCTGACACTCCAATGTTCACATCACGCCTATCTTTAAAAGCAGGACGAAATTTCCATTTTGAATACTGAGGAGTCACCACTGAAAGCGCACTTTGTGTATTAGCATTTGTCAATGCCATGCCACGCTGCCCAAACACTTCACGTGTAACATTAAATGTCGTACCCATGACTCCACGAGCGGCGTTAGACGCTGATCCTGTGCTTAAAGCAACAGAGAACCTGTTAATTGCTTGGCGAGGACTGACATCCAAAATATGTGTACGCGGATCGCGCTCTACTTTCAATTCATCTACCAACACACTACCGTTTGTCACATAATTATAGTGGTGCACAATGGAACCCCTGTAACCTGCAAAACAATTTGTAACCCATACCAAAGGATGATTCGGAGAAAATTGGAATTGGTATTTGCCAGGAACAGCGATCCCAGTGGCATAGTTCACACCTTGAGCAGTGAAACCATATTCCACGGGAAATCGCGGTATATAGTTCACTAAATTATAACAATTCTTTAGATTAAATGTGTTAGCTGCACTGTAAGCATTACCCATAGGTTGGCGATGATAGTAACTACTCCGATGCAATAATGTACGTAGAGAAGCGACAGTCTCACCAACCGTAACAGCATTTGTACCCACTGTCTTTTCTTCATCACCAATAGGAGTCAACTGTTCCACATCCTGAGTTTCCTCAGATTGAACGGACAAAAACGACCAACGTGGCAATTCATTAGGTACGGACAATTCAAAATCCGGCGCTGTTTCCACAAACAATAAAATGTCCATTTGTTGCAAAGCAGAGGGACCAGTTAGTTCATTGAGCACAGTCACACGTAGATATCCATTGAAAGACGAAGGGTCTGTAGTGACAGTACCAGCTGCAGTATTGGTCCAATTGTTTGGCACATTATTTGTTTTGAGCCACGGATCACCTGCTTTAAAGGGCACCATAAAGGACACTTCCGTCTCCAGCTGGAGATCCACAATACGTGTCATGGAAGTAGTTTCTGCATTTGTAATAGGCACAGTAGCAGGATCCCAAGAAATTTGAACACGCCCCGTATGATAACGAGACTTAACAAATTTCAATGTGTAGATCATACCGCCTCGCCATTGACTAAACATAGCAGCTACATGAGCGGCAGGTGTCTCATTAATGAAAGCTTGTGAAGTGCCAGCATTACTCGAGTAATTTCGTGGGGTCACTGGAATGCGCAACAACTGGGAACCAGGAACTTCTGCTTCCGTCCATAGAGCACCAAACAAGAAAGTGCGCCTTCCACATATATGTGAGATCACCAACTCATCATGCGCAGGAGCTCCAGTTACAGTCTTATCAACTGTTATCTCATTCTTAGGATCTATTGTCAACTTATCCATTGGTATACTAGTCTCGACACTCGCAAAAGAATGAAAAGCTTTAGGCATAAAACCATGAATATCATCTATAACCGGGGGGTTACTATACCCGAAGAGCGAGGCTATACCCCCAACAGCTCGAGCTCCTATTTCAGTGGCTCTTGCTAACGGTCCAATCACAGGCACATCTGATAATTTAGCCGCCACATTCGCAACTGCCGTGGCAGGTCCACTGATTTTACCGGAGGAATCATACTCATCAGACTGCAAAGCCAGGCCCGTCGTTAAACCAGCTAGCTCCACATCTGAGGCCCACGCATAACATGTAATGGTAGCATTGGTACCCACTGTTCCGGTCGCACTACGCAAACGCGAATACAAATAATAAGTAATTTGACCCATATCATGGAAATCACTTTTCGTATCAATATCCAACCAGG